GTCCTAGCAGGACTCGCACGAATATCGGTCAGGCATTGGGTTCTGGGTTGATGGCTGGTCAGCAGATGTATCAGAACGCTGTCAACCAGCAGATCAGCCAAGCAGGTGCTATGCAGAAGATGCAAGAAGCACAAAGGCTGCGCCAGCAGCAGGAACTTGTGCGACAGGTCATGCCTCAATTGGTAACAACTGAGCGTCAGCAAGCACTCACTACTGGTGCACAGGCGGCTGATCCGTTGGCCGCTCTAATCCAATCGGCAGAAGGCGGCACTCTCAACCAGCCTGCAATCAATCAACAAGCACTGTCTCAACTGTCTTCATATCTCCCTCCTGCTGATTTTGAGAAGGTTGTAAATGCTCTTGAGAAACGCATCAAGATCATGCAGCCGCAGGATGTTTTTGAGTATAAATCTTCTGGTAGCGACATTGTTCAGATCGATAAACGAACAGGCGCCACTCGTGCGGTGTATAACAGAGAGGATATTCCGAAGCTGTCTGAACTTGGTTCTTTGTATGCCTCGGTTCAATTCCCTGGTGTCAAGACACAAAACCTAAGCCCTCAACAGCTTGGTCAGGTTCTTGAGTTCCAACAGCGTCCGTCTCCTGCTGCATTGGCTGATTTGCAAATTAAAGCCGAAACGTTGAAAGCAGAAACTGGTATTGATCTGACCAGAAACATTGTTGCGCTTGCTGGTGGTCAACCATTGCAAGCCGCTGCTGCTGCTCCTGCTGCTCAACCTCAAGCACCGGTTGCCGCTCAACCAGAAGTTGCTCAACCTGTTACCGGAGCACAACCGCAGCAGGAAGGTTTTGTGCCGACTGTTAGAAATCAAAGTGTTCCGCTTAAGTTCCGCACTGAGTTGGAAGTTGCACAACCAAAAGTCGTATCTGCCGCTCGCTCTGCGATCAAAGATCTGCGCGACTTAAAAGATGCTGTCGAGCAAGTTCGTAGCCATCCCGGTCTTGCGTCTGCGACTGGATTCGGTGGTACTGCTCTAAGTGCTATCCCTGGGACTCAGGCGGCAAATGCTAGGGCGCTGCTTGATAACCTAAAGAATCGCAACTTTATTGCTGGTATCGTCAATCTTCGTCAGCAATCCCCGACTGGTTCAGGCGTTGGTTCTTTGACTGAGCGAGAGGGCGCAAGGTTTGAAAACCTAAAAGCCGCGCTGGATCAAGCGCAAACGGTCGATCAACTTCGGGAGCAATTGGATATTCTGAGCCGTGCTACCAATGAGGCCATCTCTGGTTTGTATGAGGGCTATCAGTTGGATTACGGTAAAAACAAGACGATTGAAGAAGACCTTAAAAAGTCTGTAATTAGTCCTGCTGGAGCAAAGCGTAAGTCTTTGACCGACATTTTTGGGAAGTGACATGGCAAAGAGTCTGTCAGATCGCATTATCGAGGCGCGAGGCCAAGGTTACAAAGACGACGAAATCGTCAAGTTCCTAGTGCAAAGCGGAATCCGCGCTGACGACATTACGACAGCCATGAAAGAGGGCTATTCCTCTACGCAGGCGCTTGATTATCTGACAGCAGGAAGACCAATAGAGGAACGCGCTGCGCGAATTCCAGGGCTTGTTGCTCGTGGCGCTGCTCCGGTTGCTGTAGGCGCTGCGATGGGCGCTCCGTTTGGTCCTCCTGGTATGGCCGCTGGAGCCTTGGCGGTTCCTGCTGCTGAGGCTGCTACGCAGCTTTATAACCTTGCTGCACCTCAATCCATGCAAATTCCAACGCCAATGCAAGCCATTGGTGGATTGGCGACTCGGATGGGTCTGCCTCAGCCTGAGACTGTGCCTGAGCAGATGATGACTGCTGCTGGTGGCGGTGCTGCTGGTGCTATTGGAACGATCCCCGGGATGGCTAGGATGGCACAGACGGCTGTTACCCCGACTGGAAGGGCTGTGGCTGGACAGATGGCTGCTCGTCCTGGTCAGCAGATTGTTGCTGGTGCTGTCGGTCCTGCTACGGGTGAGGCAGTGGCAGACGTAACTGATAGCGATGTTGCTGGACAAATTGCTTCCATTGTCGCATCTGGTGCTGTTGGCGCAGGCAGGGGTCAACGAGAGATCGTGCCGACTCCTGAAGCAATGAAACAGGCGGCAGCAGCATCCTATCAACGGTCCGAGCAGGCTGGTGCAATCATTGCCCCACAAAGCCTCCAGAAAGCCGCGCAAGACATTTTTAAGTCTGTTGATAGCCTTGGGTACTTGCCTCGATCTCAACCCGCTGTAGCCGCATTTTTGGATGAGTTCGGACAGCAAGCACAAACTCCGTTGACGCTTGAAAGACTGGAGAGATTGCGCCGTGCGGCTGGGAATGTTGCGGCATCTCGTGATCGTTCAGAAAGCAAAATGGGCATGGCTATTCTGAACAAGATGGATGATTTTGTTGAGAACTTGCAAGACGCTGATCTTGTGGCTGGTGCTGGCCCCTCTCGGCAAATGGCAATTGATGCTCTGAAAGAAGCTCGTGGGCTTTACAGCAGGGCAGCCAAGGGTCAAGAAATTGAGACTTTGCTTGAGCGCGCACAAAATAGTGCGGCGCAATATAGCCAGTCTGGAATGGAGAACTCCATTCGAGTGCAATTTAGACAGCTTGCTAACAATCAAACCAAACTCAGAAGGTTTACTAAAGAAGAGCAGGAATTGATCAAAGACGTTGCACGTGGTGGTCCTGTTGACAATGTCTTGCGTTACTTCGGCAAATTGTCACCGACTGGCGTAATTTCTGGTGGTATTGCTACGGGCGCAGGGTATGCGCTTGGTGGTACTACTGGCGCTGTTGCTGTGCCTGCAATGGGTGCTGCTGCTAGAGAGATGGCTGGCGCTAGAATGCAGAGCAAGGTTGATGAATTGATCTCGCAGATTCTGATGGGTAGGCCAGTTGGCAGAGAGCCTGCGACATACTTTAACGTGCCTGCCGCAATGCGTGGGCTTCTGACTCCTCAAGTTGAGGTGGAATAATGGCAAAGACAAAGATCTCAGAGTTCGACACTAATCCAGACCTCAACACAGACATCAATTCGATCAACATCGCAGAAGGTTGCTCCCCTGCGAATATCAACAATGCCATCCGGCAGTTGATGGCTGATCTGAAAGAGTGGCAGAACGGCTCCCAGGACAAGTACATTGCCCCGGCTGGAACTGCTGCTGCGCCTAGCTGGACGTTCAACGGTGATACCGATACAGGTTTTTATTCTGCTGCTGGCAACCAGATCGGAGTTGCTGCCAACGGGTCATCTGTCGGTACATTTACCTCTGCTGGATTTGTTGGGAACGTCACCGGTAATGTCACTGGGAATGTCACCGGTAATGTGACCGGAAATGTCAGCGGAAATGCTGGAACTGTGACTAACGGGGTGTACACGACCGGAAATCAGACGATTGCTGGCGTTAAGACGTTCTCTAGCAGTCCTGTTCTGCCAACTCCATCAACCAGTGACAACAGCACAAACGCTGCCACCACTGCTTACACTATCTTGCGTATTGCTAACGATGCTCCCACCAAAACCGGAACTGGTGCGTCCGGTACATGGGGGATTAACATTACCGGAAATGCTGCAACAGCAACCAATGGTGTTACCACCTCTAACATTGGATCGTATGCCCCAGGATTGACTGGTAGCGGTGCAAGTGGGACTTGGGGTATCAGTATCACTGGTAATGCTGCTACTGTCACCAATGGGGTTTACACTACAAACTTCACCGGAAGTAATCAATCACTTGGTTCGAATGGTTATCAAAAACTTCCTGGTGGGTTAATTTTGCAATGGGGATCAGTGACGGTTGACCCAGGGTATGACGGAACCGCTTCTATTACATTTCCAACGGCGTTTAGTTCATCCGTTTATTCTGTAACGGCAACACCTCAAGCATTGACTACAGCAGCAGGAAATAAACGAGACTCGTTTTCTGTGCAGTCTGTTAGTACGACAGGATTTGAAATTAAATCAGCTTTTGAAGATATTGCAACGGTTACTTATTACTGGTTTGCTGTTGGGGTTTGAATATGAGCGAAGTCGAGCAACTCCGATCTCATGTTGAGAAGCTGGAAAACAAGGTAGATGCCTTGAATGACAGCATCAAAGACCTTGCAGAAGCGTGGAAAACTGCCCAGACGCTTGTTGCTTTCATGAAGTGGCTGGCAGGTATCGGAGCAGCTTTGCTTGTGCTAAAGGCTGCTTGGGACGGTTGGATTAAGTAATGCTTGATCCAGTTACCCTACTTGCTACAGCTACGGCTGTATTCAATGGCCTTAAAAAGGCTGTTGAGATTGGCAGGGAAGCTGAAGACGTTTTCGGTCAACTGGGCAAGTGGGCTGGCGCTGTATCTGATCTCCAGGAATGGATTAAGACTGAGGAAGAGCTAGCAGACAAGCCACCTCCTATCTTTAAGAAACTGGTATTCAACAAGTCAGCAACTGCTGAAGCGTTTGACACCTACGCTGCCAAGATCAAGATCGCGCAGATGGAGGAAGAGATCCGGCATATGTTTACGCTGGGCGAGCTTTGGTGGCTTGGAAAAGATGGGTATAACGAATTCCTGATGATGCGTCGGTCGATCAAGGAAAAGCGCGAGAAGATGGTTTATGAGCAGATCCGTAGACGCAAAAAGCTGCTACGGATGGTTTCTGATTACGCATTTCTGGTGTTTATCCTGTTCTTTGGCGGTCTTATTCTTTACCACATCATAATGTTTGTGATTGAGCAGTCATGAGTACAGAAGAGATTGAGGTACGTGTTTGGGCTGTTATTGCCCTCAGTCTCGTGGGTATTCTGGTTTTGTCAGTTATCTCAATCATCGGTGGCGTTCTATTTGTCGAACACGACATGGAGCGCATCAGCCCGATTGACACTCAGTTGATCGCTATCCTGAAGGACATCATGCTACTGGCGATTGGCGCTGTAGGCGGGATCGTTGGTCGTAAAGGCGCCTATGCCGCAGCCAACATGATCAAAAAGGAAGATGATGCTAGCTCTAGGCCCACTGCTTGAAGTCGGATCAAAGATCCTAGACAAAGTTCTCCCTGACCCGGAGGCAAAAGCCAAGGCTCAGGCCGAGCTTGCCAAGTTACACCAGGACGGTGAATTGGCAAAGATGGCTAATGAGACAAAGCTGTTTGAGGTAGAGCAAAACAACCTCACAGAACGGCTGAAGGCTGACATGGGTAGCGATAGCTGGCTGTCCAAAAACATTCGGCCAATGACTCTTATCTTTATCCTCGCTGGCTACTTTACTTTTGCCATGATGTCTGCATTCGGAAAAGACACGAATGAGTCCTATGTGCAACTGTTGGGGCAGTGGGGAATGCTCATTATGAGCTTTTACTTTGGCGGCAGGACATTGGAAAAAATCATTGATATGCGGAACAAGAAATGAAGTTCGATATTTGCTTTCACCACGTTATCAAGCACGAAGGCGGTTACGTTGACCACCCATCTGACCCAGGTGGAATTACTAACTTGGGAGTCACTAAAGCAGCGTGGGAAGAGTACCTAGGCAAAGAAGTATCAGCGGATGATATGCGAGCACTTACACCGGAGGGTGTCAAGGGTTTCTACAAAACGAAATATTGGGATGTTATAAAAGGTGATGAACTACCTCCTGGTGTTGATTATGCTGTTTTTGATTACGCCGTAAACAGTGGGCCAGCCAGGGCTGCTAGAACGCTCCAGGAATGCGTTGGAGCGACGAAAGACGGTTCCATTGGTCCCAAGACTATTGCGCTGGTAAAGGAGCGTGATGCGGCTAAATTGGTTCAGGATGTGTGTGATGCAAGGCTAGTATTTTTGCAACAACTGAGACACTTTGAGACGTTTGGACGAGGCTGGGCGCGTAGGGTTGCTGAGGTGTCTCGCAACGCGGTCGAAATGACAAAGTGATTCCATTCAAAACTGCTCGAATAAACGGTCGAAACTGGTCAATTACTGTCCTAGATAAGATCGATCACTCGGAAGAGTGCATCGGTCTGTGTGACCATGAAACCAGAAAAATAATGCTAGAGAGCGGGAGCAAAGGAAAGCTCCAAGACTCTTTGTTTCATGAGATGGTCCATGCGGCCTGCCCGTCACTGACGGAGGAACAGGTCATGGAAGTTGAGAGAGGAGTCTTCGCTGTCCTCGCGGACAATCCCAAAATACGAAGGTGGTTATTTTCAAATGAAGCTAGTTGAAGACGATCAATTCTGGGCAGCTTATGCTATAGATCCCAGACCTACAGCAATGGCTAAAAGACTCGGCGTAACGGTCAGATCAGTACAGGGTAGGTTGAGGCGAAAGGGTGTTGAGGGTCTACCGCACCACTCAGAAAACCTGGATCTTGCGATTGCAAAGATGGGAGTCAGTGGAAGGGTCGAGATTGAGTGTCAGAACAGCAAAATCCTTGTTTTTTCTGACGCGCACTTTTGGCCTGGATACGTCTCTACTGCGTTCAAAGCGTTGCTGAAGGTCATTAAGATTGAGAAACCATCGTTCATCGTCTGCAATGGCGATGCGTTTGATGGTGCCCAGATCAGTAGATTTGGAAGGCAGATGTGGGGCAAAGCCCCGACTGTCATGGAAGAACTGAAAGCAGTCAAGGAGCGTCTTGAAGATATAGAAAAGATTGCCAAGGGCGCAAAGCTGCTGTGGCCTTTGGGCAATCACGACGCACGGTTTGAGACTGCTCTGTCCAACAAAGTCTCTGAATTTGAAGGCGTAGACGGATTCCACCTCAAAGATCATTTCCCTCTGTGGACTCCATGCTGGTCTGTGTTTGTCAACCAAGACGTTGTAATCAAGCATAGGATTCGTGGTGGTATACACGCAACCCGAAACAATACGCTGAATGCTGGTCGGTCAACCGTGACCGGACACCTGCACCAGTTAAAGGTGACTCCGTTTTCAGACTACAACGGTGTCAGATACGGGGTTGACACTGGAACGCTTGCAGACCCGTATGGGCCACAGTTTGCCTATATGGAGGATTCACCGGTGGACTGGCGCTCTGGGTTTGTCAGTCTGTCGTTTAAGGACGGGAAGATGTTGTACCCCCAGATCGCACAAGTACGATCCGAGGGTGAGGTCGAGTACAAGGGTGAAATCATCACGGTTTAACGTTATCCGTGATAAGCCTGTCGATGTACCACTGAGCCTTTTTTAGATCCTCCACTCCGTTCTTCTGCTTCCAGCGCCACAGGTACTTGATAGCGTTTGCGGTGCAAACAGCGTCTAATCCCTGTAAGTCATGCGTGGCAGCAGCCAAGGCGTCTATACACTCGACAGAGCCTTGTTTGTAGTGGGATGGATTGACCGGATCAGAATGGGAGGTCATCGTCTTCACCAGGGTTGCGAGCCTTTTTCGGCTCATCCTGTCGTGGCTCCATCAGGCTAGCCCAGCCGTCCCATCCAAGCGGAATCGTCTCCAGCTTTAGGCTCATTTTTCCTGACTTGGTTTGGATGACAGATCCGATTCTGATCCATTTGGTTTTTTCTGTTCCGTCTTTGGTGGTGTATTTTTCACCTGCTGCGGTGACTTCATATAAGACTGGCATTCTTCAAGCTCCTTTTCAACGTCTTTTACAAATTCGATAACTCTTCTGTTGACAAAATTAACATCAGTCCAAGATGGCTCGTACTCCTTTACAAAAAGCTGTAAACCCTCTGGAAGCCTGTCATCAAAACTAACAAAATGTGCCCACTTTCTACCTGTGCATGATATTTGCGCGGTCATTTGCAGCATATATTGCATAGGTATTTTGTCTGTCCTTATGTATTCCAAATGAGTTGCAGTATTTGGGCACTTAATCTCAAGTACACCGTCTTCTCCAATTAAACCGTCTGGAGACGCTCCAAACCACTTAATTTTTTTGTGCTTATGAAATCCTGTTTTTTCAACAAATCCATATATTGATTCATAAGCCATTCTTGCCTTGTCTTCAACTTCAATCCCCCTTTTCATTGCAGCAGAAACAAAAGTTTCCTCTCTTTGTCCAGTAAGCCGCTCAGAAACAAGCTGCATCAAATAATTGCCTCTTGTTGCAGTTCCTTTTTTGGCAAGAACATCTTTGATTTTTGACGCGGTCACATGTCCAAGTCTTTCTTTGAACCACTCATCGGTTCGCTGTTCCATCACGCAATCTCCAGCAACTCACCTTTTCGCTTGTCTTTGGCTGCGTCGATAGCCTTCAGCGCCTCAGCATCGCCCTGGAACGACTTGAACGCCTTGGCATAGATAACTTTCAGGTCTTCCATCGATCCAGCCTCTGAGAGCGTTTTACAGGCTCCTGCGGCATCCAGCGGTTTCATGGGCTTCTTGCTTGCAGCGTTACCGTCGTCATCCTCTGGAGCGATGCCCGTAGCTGCCATCAGGCTGTAGCGGCGAGCGTAGGTCAAGGCTGATCCGTAGCCTTGTGCGTCTTGTTTGGTAGCTGGAACGTGCAGCTTGCCTCCGCTGAGTGTCTCGCCTGACTCATGTACGAACATTGTTTCAACGATCACGCCGTTATCGCACTCATGGGTCAGTTGCAGCATGGCGATACCGTTCTTGTTTAGTCCATCGATCACAGCCTCGACAACTGCGGATAGATCAGCGTACTTGCTGCGAAAGTGCGGATTGCTGCTCGATTTCAATGCTGGCCCGAATGCTTGCTGCGCTTTGACGAGCGCGGATGCGATGTGCTTCATTATCTGTTCTCTCCGAAATAGGTTTCCACCCGAATTTGCGCCATGTTTGCGTTACGTCTGTGGCGGCGCTTGGTACCCAGACAAAGCTGGGGTCACAGATCATAGTGCCATCGCTGCGACCAGGATGACGAAGAACATCGTTGCGGCAATGCTGAACAGCGTTCCCTCAATGATCTTCTCTTTCATCTCCTGCTCTTCTT